GAATTTTTGGTTCGGGGTGTTGTTGTTTTCTGTCGTTTCGTTCCGCCCCGAGATCGGAGATATTCTCCGTATCTTTCGGATCGAACCGACTTTGGTAATTTTTGTTGGTCAAACCTGGCCTTGTTTTTGGCCAAGTACTGCGCCTTCGTTAGCGTAGTTTTCGTTTTCACATATGGTACCATCATTATCATTTCTAATCGTGTTTAAAGAGTTGATCATTTGAACAACTTCTTTTAAAACCCTTCCGCCTCCTTCGATTTTGTATGATCCCTCAACATTCAGCCAAAATTTATATATGACCTCATTTCGAGAGGGGAGCCCACGTTTCCGCATGGCATCAATAAAGGTTCCATTGCAATTTTTAAATATCAACAAAAGGTAGTCGCGAATGGCGTTGAATAATGGAATATCATTCCATGCCAACATCATTAAAGAATAAGCCTTACTGGCTTCAACATCCTCGCTTTTATTGGGATTTTCTATATTCAGGCATAAAGCAGCATATATTCTTTCTGAATTATAGGCGGGGAGAAAATAATTTCCCACTTGCGCTATTTTAGCACCTAAGAAAGACATCCCTATTGGACCTTTTTGTATGTGAAACGCTGTTTCTTTTATGATCATATTAAACTCCCAGTATATGTCCCTAAATCGGGACCCATCTTTTAAGTAATCCCACATATTATCTAGGAAACTTTTAAGTATATCATCACTGTACAAATCAGTGTGAGTTGTCATATCTGGATAGTCTAGCGCCATTACGGCGTCACTATAATCATTTATTATTGCATGACCAACGCAATTATCACCGGTCGTTGTTCCGGATCCGGAGCAATTCGATGCCCCGATTTTCTTAACCACATCGCCATTTGGCATTAGGATTAGGGATTTTCGAGTATTATGTATCACCCACCTTCGGTACCGCAGCAAATTTACTGGACACTTCTGTGCATGAGTTCTAATCTCATAGACTTCTTTCATCATCGAAAAACGTCTATCCCACCCCGCGACATCACTTTCGACAAAAACTAATTTGTTCATGTCAGCTATGGGATCCATATCCCGTGCTCTATAGTGATTTTTTATCAATGTGTCGCACCCACCATTATGAAGATCCACACCATATCGAATTCCGAATGGTTGGTGTTTCTTTAGATTTTCATCTTGTGGGCCCCAAAAGGCTTTTTGCCACCATAACAAATGTAATGGGGCTGGTAAGAAAGTGCGAATTTTTCCTTGAACTGTTATATCATATATTGACATAAATTCATGTTTCGGCATCGCACGCCACCACGTAGGCTTATCAAAAGGATTGTCAACATATTCTTCCTCAAACCATGGTTTTTCCAAAATCTGTTGTTTCTTTTTCATCCCAGTTATCTGGGGAAAAGGGAAGGATGAAGACGAATCCATTGTGAATTCAGGATCGTAGTTTACCTCTGTGTTAAAATAAGGTTCGAACTTATATTTCAATCCCAACATAACCTCCTTGAATATTTCGGGATGTTCCAATCGCATTTCTGGTTTCATATCCAGTTTCATTACGCTTGTGTTTACGCTCTTTTCCGTGGGTAATACCCCAGTATATAAGCGATCCCGTTCCAATTTTCCGTACTTTTGCCAAGTCGGTGATGGAAATTCATGTGTTGCATAGTTGGCTTTACTATTTTGAAGTCGAAATGTTGTATTAAACTGTGGAATCAAGTTCGCATAAGTGCCCTTACAAGGGCCAGTTTTAAACTTCTCTACATCTAGTAAAGGAAATGCCCCCTCACAGTGGGGGCTGATTAGTTTTTTTGACTCTTCAGTCAGGGCTTCGCACGCCATTTTATAAAAACGTGATCCTAGCTCTATAGATGAATTTCGTGCTTTTGAGTCGGGTGTTTTTCCGCCCCATGCATGAATTCCAAGCAATTTTCCCTGATATGCGTCGTTTGACGCAATTAAAGGGGAGCCACAATGCCCATTCTGGGTAGTGACTGAATACCAATATCGACCGGCGCTTCTTGAGCATTCCGCTTGTCCTATTTTGTATTGGTATTTACCTTCTTTCATTAGATGAAGGTATAAAGCTGCTTGGATTTTTTCATCCTCACACAATGCCAACTGCAATGGTTTTTGTCCATCCCCAAACGGGATTCCGCGTTGTTTCCATGGGCCCGCTTTTATTAGCAAGACCTCATCATTTATGTTCCAATGACACAAATTTTTTATGTACATTGGTTCCGAGTTATCACCTGTAACTCGTAAAACATACGCATCTGGATGCAGTCTATAATCGTCATGTGGCGACACAACACCATAATGATCTCCAAACTTTACCAGTGTTCCATTATACACAAACTTTCCTCGTTCGTATATTGGTATTGTACTGTTTATCGTAGGAGCCATCGGGTGATGGTCAGTATTTAAGCTCTCCAGCTTTTCATCAAGAATTGCTATGTCAGCATTCAAGTCCTCATCAGTCATGTCGGCCCAGTTAATTCCAGTGTTCCGTTGAACAACTTCTATTTCTGGTGCTTCCATAACCTGTGTGAAAAATTCAGATCTCACTATCCTTTTTCGAAGGCAATACGCATTGATATTGCGAGCCATTTGCATTTGGAAACAGCTCATTCTTTCCTTTCTTTCAGGTATAGTTAAGGCCTCATCATCAGCCAGG